ATTAATATTCTAGATGGAAATTTAGCAGTTGCTAGTGGTCATGGTATTGATTTTAGTGCTGTATCTGACGGATCTAGATCAGTAGATAGTAATCTTTTGGCAGATTATGAAGAAGGAACTTGGACTCCAACAATTAAAGAAAACGGAAGTGGTACTGCGTGGGATACAATATCAAATCAACAAGGACATTATACAAAAGTAGGAAATTTAGTAACTATCAACTTTGCATTTGATTATTCAGCCAGAGCATCAAATGTTAACCAAGGTTTTTATGGATTTATTGCTGGACTTCCATTTACTAATACAACCTCAAATAAGAATCAGGGAGTTGGTACTTTAATGGTTGCACAAGCTAATGGAAGCTCCGAACCATATCATATATACCTTAACACATCAACAGGTAACAGTATGCCAGTTTGGAAAAATCAAAACTCTAATACTCCTGGGCCAATAATGACAAGTGAATGGCCTGATGTTGCTGCAAAAGTTAGAGGTACTTACTTTTACTACACTCAATAAAACTTTTATATAGACCGAGCTAAGTCTCTAAACTAAGTTTAGTTTCACTAAAAAATTATGACACTTACTCAAATTACAGAAAAAGGCATTAAAGATGGTGAAATCGTTAATGCCGATATAAACGCTAGTGCAGCTATAGCTAAATCAAAATTAGCTGCATTAGATATAGTAAACGCTGATATAAATTCTAGTGCTGCAATAGCTGGAACAAAAATTTCTCCTGATTTTGGATCTCAAAACATAGCTACAACAGGAACTTTAAGTTCTGGAGCTATAAGTTCAACTGGAAATTTAACAGTATCAAATACAAATCCAAAACTATTTTTTACCGATACAAATAATGACTCTGATTTTGCACTAGTTAACAATGGTGGTGTATTTAGAATTAATGATGAAACAAATTCATTAAATAGATTTAGTATCGCTTCTGATGGAACTACAACTGTTCAACAAAATTTAGATGTTGGTGCTGGTACTTTACACGTTGATTCAAGTAATACGGGCTTTATAGGTTTTGGTACTCAATCACCAAACAGATTAATCCACGGTTATGGTGCTACACCAATCCTTAAATTAGATTCAACTAATAATGAAGCCTATATACAACTTGTTACAGCATCACCTTCTAATGAATCTTATATAGGTTTAGTAGATGGTGATATTTATATGTCAATTACTGGTACAGGTGCTACTGGTAATGAAAAATTTAGAATAAAAGCTAATGGTCGGGTTGGTATAAATAGTGCAAGCCCAAGTGGTACATTGTCCGTTGCTGATCCTAATGGAGATAATGTCACATTAGTATTACATACAAGTGCAACTACTAATTATATTCAACTTTCAGATAGTGTTAATGCTCATACTTATATAGGTAAAGAAAATAGCGGTAATTTATCTCAAGTTGCTTTTTATGCTTCAACCTCAACAGGAAACGGTACAGGAAAAGTAGCACATTTTGATTACAGAGGATTAGTGCTTCGTCCGGGTACAGGGGTAATATTTAATCCTCATGATAATACAGGAACTGATCCATACGGCTCTGATAGTAATCACCTTGATGATTATGAAAAGGGTTCATTTCAACCTGCTATAACTAGTGTTAATAATCCTCAACCAACACAAACTGCTTATGTACATCAATACGGTTATTATGTAAAAATTGGTCAAATGGTGCATGTAAGGGTAGATGTAGAGTTTTCGTCTACTGGTGTTTCTGGCGGTACTGGAGAAGCACTTTTATCAAATTTACCTTTTTCATGCCAAAACGAAACAAACGCATACGGTATAACAATGGCTCGTGGATATGCACCAAATTGGTATAACAATGGGTGTCCTACAGGTGGTTATATGAACCCCAATAGTAATTTTATATATTTAATGACTAATAGCAGTAATGGTTCAACATTTAGTCAAGGTGCTGATATTGGTGGTGGAACTAGATTAATTGCTGGATTTAGTTATATCTCAAATTAATAGACCGCAGCTAAGTCTCTAAACTAAGCCTAAACCTGTTTTAATCGGAGATTAATCCTAATGGCACTTACAGAAACAACGGAATACGACAAGATAGAAGTTGTCGGTCCATACAAAACGGTACAAGTCCGTAAGGCAACTGTCATCAAAAAAGATGGTGTTGAACTAACAAGGTCTTATCATAGATATGCACTGCAAGCTGGCACGTTAGATTCTTCTGATAACTTAGTAGATACTGATTTATCAGCAGAACCAACTGAAGTATCAGCAATTTGTAACGCAGTTTGGACTACTGATGTAAAAGCTGCATATAAAGCTAACCTAATAACAAACAAAAACTTATTACCTTCTTAATTTCATGACAAAACCAACAACCGAACAATTACAAGCTGAATTAAAAGAAGTAGTTGATAAGCATAATCAAGCTTTAGAAATTCAAAATCAATGTAAAACAAGGTTTACTGAAATCAAAGCAATTCTTGAAGATAGAGGTGAGCCTTTAGCTCCACCAGCACCTACTCCAGTATCTGCTGAACCTTCTATGGTTGAATCTTAATTTCTTATGTTTCAAAAAATAGCAAATGTTCTTTCTATTGTTTCGTTTTTAATGGTAGCATCAATGTCTGTTGGTGCGTACCTAGCGATTCAATATATGAAATCACCAGAATTTGAAAGAACATTAAAAAATAAAATTATGGGCGATCTTAAAGAAAAAATGGTAGAAGAGATACCAAAACAATTACCAAAGTTTAGTGGTCCTTCTATACCTTTATGATTTTTGGTTTTATAAAAAAACTTATAAAATATTACATAGATAAATTAGTTCATTGGATGCGTATGCAAAAATTCAATTTAGAACTAGATAATGACATAAAAAAATATCACGAAGAATTAGATAAAAAACAAAAGAAACCAGAAATAAAAGAAGTTGGTAAATTTGGAGAAGATGGCTGGTCTATTTCTATTGGTGATGTAAAAGATGGAGATACCTGATATATCTATACCAGATATAACAATACCAAAGATAAATATACCCCAACATAACGCTTATCAGGTACTTAGCGTCCCTCTACCATCGTTAAAGATGCCTGGATGTGTAAAGTATCATAGAGATGCTTCACCAAAGAATACAGCCCTTTATGACGATGATCCAACAGGTACTGTTATAAGTTGTCCGTATGGTTCTATGCCTACATTTCAACCGATGTTATATGACAAAAGAAGAATACAAATTGTAGAAACAAAACAAGAACAAAAAAAAGCAGTAGAACAAGAACAACCTAAAGTAGCTCCTAAGAAACCAAAACTACCAGAAAAAAAGAAAGAAGAGTTTTTTATAAAATGTCCAGGAGATAAAGATCAAAGAGTTGGGGATTTTCGTAACGATAAAAAACTAGAGCGTGTTGTAGGCCATAAACTGTCTGATAATAAGAAGGAGTGTATAACACTGTATGAAGACACGAAGTTCATCGACCAGTATCTTCCTTCAGCCAAGGATTCTGCTACTGCTGCTGGCATTGCTTTGGTCGCTGCTACTACTCCGATTTTGGTTAATGCTGTCAAACCTTTAGTAAAACAATTAGTAAAAAAGCTTACAAAGAAAAAAGATAAGGTAGAATAGTTATCCGTAGATAAGTTTAATACCCGTGACTTGTCTACTTAAATTCATGTTTGTGCGGTAATACCTGACCTTTCTTTTCTACAATTTCTATATCTTTACATAAATTGTAGTAAGGACTGTCTTTTGTGAATTGGATTCCAGCAATTTTCTTCTCTCCGCAATGACGTAATCTGGCCATATGCCAGTCAAGTTCTAAGTTCTTAAGCTTTTGTTTATTTATATCATTTTGTACTTGAGCTGCTTCCTTGCACTGTTTTGTATATTGACGATCTAATGGGATACTAAAATTTAATGTGATTCCTGTTCCAAGTGCGTAGCTATCTTTGTTTGTGCCAGAATAATTTTGCTGATAATAAAGTATATCACCTGGATTATCTGGTGTACCATCCCCTATGGGGTTTCCATCATCGTCAAAATCTCCGATAATATCTGTTTCGTCATATACAGGTGTATAGTAAAAATCACGATAAGGTTTGCGATAATTACTATTAAATGTAGTAAATGGGGTTATCGTCATCATTGCTCCCTGACATACAACACCACCTCCATATTGATTCGTATGAAAGCTACCGTTGTTTACATTCCAGTTCTGATTAGTTACTGATCCACTGTTACTCTGACTTACAGCGTTAGCTAAAACTCCTGTTGGTAAAAGGGCTATTGAAAGACAGAGGTAGTAGTAACTACGGATTCCGTTTCTATTTGACGATTTATAGTTGTGACGTTCTGAAGGCCTGGACCTGAATATGTTTCTGTAAATTGAAAGGCATCTCCTGATGTAGGATTTGTTAGTGTCCAATTTGGTTTTGTCGTCATATCTGCTCCTGTCCATGTATAACTTTGTCCTCCTACTGTTCCTGTAACTGAAGTTGCATTGGGTGACATATTTCCCCCATCATGTTTAACGCCTGTTCCTGTAACTGTATATTCATAACCAGTTTTATAATCTTTACTGGTAATAGATTCCGTAATTGATGTTGTTGTATTAGTCGTACTGGACATCGTACCAGTTGTAAAATTTGGAACGATATTTGCGTTAGCTGGTAAAGCATATATAAAAAACAGTAATAAAAGCTTCCGCATAGCTCATTAGTCTACTGTGAGAGAAGTTACGTATTGTCCTGTAGCAGTTGTACCTGAGCCACCTGCTGTAACTGTTACAACATGATTATCAACTGTACCTGCAAGTGAACCTGCTGTGCCTCCCGAAGTAGAGGTCAAATCCCCAAAAGGTGAAACTTCACCTGTGGTTAAACTTGTTGATATAGTATCGCCTGTTGTGTGTGAAACTGTATAAGAAAACGACTCACCATCTGTTAGCTGACTTGCAGTAATTGGTGTATAAGCATTTACGCCATTAGTCGCTGCACCTAGTCCTCCAAGACTTCCAGCAGTTGTCCCATCTGTTGTTGTAACTCCTGTCCCCGATACTGAATATGAATTACCAATACGATCTGCTGTAGTTCCTGGGGCTGCTACTTCTAGTTTTACTGATGAACTAATTGATGAAGTGATGTCAGCTAGTACGCTAGTAGGACTTGCAAAAAACAATAACACTAATAATTTTTTCATTGAATACCTACCTTTGTGTCTTTGTTATCCACTATCTTAGCAGCGTTAGCAGGTTTCTTTTTGTTAACAGAGATACCATAGCTGCCTAAAACCCCACTGGTCAAGCCAGCTAAAAACGCTCCATCATTACGGATCTTATCCATGTATCCAAGAGTCATCATTGCTAACGACCAACAAAGAATCATAAATCGTACAGCGTGACCAAACAGTTCAGCCCAATCCGTACCTTCTTTTTCTTCTGGTTCTTCCATAAAAAGTAGTAACTATGGCAAACTTAGCAAATATTGGTATGTTTGGAAAGTAACACAATAGTAATTATGCTCAAACTCTTAAAACCAGTACTACTAACTTTTTTTACTACAACTGCTGTAAAGAGATTAGTAGTTGATCTTCTTCGTGCAATCTGTAAGCAGACCTCGAATACTCTTGATGATCGTGCTGTGGATATGTTAGAGCAACAACTGTTCCCTAAAATGAACTAATATGAACTCTAAAGAATTTTTCAATGTTCTTATTGGTAATCCTCCACCAGAAGTAGAACTAGAAATAGAAATTAAGAAACGAGAAGTAGAAGAATTACCAAATTTTGTAATGAAAGAATATTGCCTTAACTTGGTTAAAGAAAACAAACTGCAAGATATGTTGATCATGGCAGCCATGCAACGTATCACTGATACAGAAACTAAGTTGTTAAGAACTGAAATGGAAATACAACAATACAAAAAAAATTTAAAAGTAAAAAAGAAGACTTTATTCAACAGAGTCAAGGCTATGTTGGGCGTGTTCAGATGATCTATTATCTTCCCACAACACCTTGTAGTAATACATTCTAGTACCTGCTGAGTTTTTTCTTTCTATAGCTTCAGTAATATTGCCATACTTTTTCTTATATGTATTAGCTATAACAGAATAGTTCTTTCTGGATACACGATCATTAATTTGGAATCTTTGTCCGATTAGCTTATTAGGCATAATTTGATAAAACAAGGTATATTAGTTTCAAAACCAATTCTAATTATGGGAAAAGAAAAAAAGTTAGAATT